GGGCCACAGAGCAATGAGCAGACCGACCTTGAAGGGGTTGGGGCCGAGTTGGCATTCTGCAAGCTCTTCAATGTATACCCAGACCTCGAAGCTGGTGCCTGTCCCTACGCAGATGCGTGGACCTTGCAATTAGGCGCTGTAGACGTAAAGGCCACCACCTGGAGAAATGGACGACTCCTGGCCCAACCCAGTAAACTGAATCTTGAAAAAGTGGATAACTACGCCCTGATGGTAGGCAAGTTTCCAACCTACCGGTATGTGGGTTCGGCCACCTCGGAAGAACTGCTACATCCACAATCGATTACCGACATGGGCCACGGACCTGTCTATGCCCTCAACCAATCTGAATTAACAAAATGATTAACGAAGCAAAATCCCCACAAGAGGTGAAAGCCGAATTATCTCGGCGTATTGATAGTCTCATAACGGAACTCTTTCCGTTAGCAAAGCGAGCGTCCGGCGGTCGCTATTCGATGGGTAATTTTAAAGGAGACAAGGGTTACTCCTGCTCAGTTTACAAGAGCAGAAACGGGGTGTATTTGGCGAAGGACCATGAGACGGACGAAAGCATCAACATCCTGGAGTTGGTTCATAGGCATCTGGGAGGATCTTTCAGTAGCACCATGAGGTGGGTCCATACCTGGCTGGGTTACACTCAGATCAGAACAATCAAAACATCAGAGCCTGTAAAAGTGTTATCGGTCAAAGATGAAGCGATTAGAGGCTCGGAGGTGGCGAAATACATGCTTGATGAAAGAAAAATTAACGAACGAACATTGAACAAGTTTCGAATTTTTCAGGAAAAAAGTGCTACGTCTACCTGGTGGGCTACTCCTCTGTATGACGAGTCGGAAAATTGCAGGATGATTAAATATACATCGCTTCAGCGTGATGGGAAATCCAAAAAAATCTGGAGCAGTAAGCCAGTTTTCAACACAGCTTTTGGTTTGCATCTGGTCGATCCGGATGACACTAAATTGATTATCTGCGAAGGCGAAATCGACGCGATGAGTGTTTATCAGATGCAAAAAGAAGACCGCATCCCAGTCATCAGTGTCCCCAGCGCGTCCAACCATGCTTGGATTGAAAATTGCTACGATATGCTGGCTACCCAAAAAATAATATACATCTGCTCTGATATGGATCAAGCAGGTCAAGCCATGTTTTTAACACTCTCCAAGCGTTTAGGCGTAGACAGGTGCAAACGGCTAATCATTCCAACCCCCTACAACGATGCCAATGACTGGTGGGTTCAGGGATCTCCCAGCGAAGAAGATTTTCAAAGTGTATTGGATAAAAGTCAGGAGCAACAGTCTGAGAGCTTGGTGAAGCCGAATCAATATATTATACAGCTCCAGGATTGCATAACTCGCCAGGAACAAGAACGTGATTGGAAGAACTGGATCTTTCAGGAAATGGATCTTTCGATAAGGCAGAGTGAGCTTTTTTGCCTCTCGGGAAAAACCGGATCCGGTAAGTCGGCTTTAAGCTATCAAATAGCTAATTTTTTGGCTGATAACGATCAACCTTTGCTTTTCGCCTCCTTTGAAATTCCAATAGAATCGATCATGCTGGAACTGGCCCATCAGAGGCTTGGTCGCCCACCTTTGCATGAAGAGTGTGGAGAAATGGCTGATATCCTGGGGAAGAACATGTATTTTATAGATGATAAGTTGATGCGGGATTCACGCAGCAATTGGCATGGATTAAAAGAGGAAATTATCTTAGCCAAAAAGAAGTATGGAATTTCTAGTGTGATAGTTGACAGTTATACGTTTTTGAGTCCGAAAATGGACTGGGAATTTCAGGGTATTATCAGCAAGGATCTTGCGAGAACTTGTGTTCAAAACGAAATTAGTTTGATTTTAAACGCCCATGAAGACGCTAAAAACAAAGAAACCGGTGGTGGAAAATATCCTGCCACCGGACCAGGTAATATTCTCGGCGCGCAGGAACTATCCCAAGCCAGCCACACAATTTGTAATATTCACAGGAATACACAGAAGGAGATGGCCGTTACAGACGACGACAAAAGAAAGTTTGCTAAACAGGGAGACGCTCTGTTCTCTGTCTTTAAACAGCGGAATAGTGGGGCAATTTTTACAAAAGATTTATGGTTTGATCCCAAGACAAGAATGTTTCAAACCTCACCAATAACCAATAAAATATAAAATAAAATGGACCTAAAAACAGTAACAAAAGTTGAAGTGAGAAAAGATGAAAACGGCGTTATAAAGAAGGATGAAACCGAATGGGGTGAATTCTTTGTTTTAAACGTCGAGTTCGAAGACGGCTCCTACGGTATTGCAAGGGCTAAGAAGGAAGATCCAGCATGGAGTGGTATCGGCACATTGGTCGATGTAACAACCCCTGGTGGAACTTACCAGGATACAGATAAACCATACTTGAAGATAAGGTTGCCAGATACGCATGGCGGGGGTAAACCCGACAGTGGTGGCTTCACCGTAACTCAAAGTAACTCGGGGACCAGCACCAGCTTCTCTCGTGGAAGAATTGCTAAACCCGGCGAGCCATCTGTTGATGAAAAGATTTCAACACAGGCTTCTGTTAATCATGCCAGCCAGGTAGTGATGAACGACCCGTTCTTCAAAGCTAATGGAGTGACCGATTCATTCACTCAAGATGTATTCGAGGTTGCCAACAAGTTGAAGGAAGTGAGGGATGCTATAATTGAAAACCGAGATTTGAAGGAGGAGTTTTTGCGTCCACGGCCAGTAGCCAAGAGGCAACATCTAGTGACCGAGGAAAGCCCTTTTTAATAATTGACAAACCGTTTTATACTAACACTCTTTGAGTTGTTGATATGATTAGTTGAGGAGATTAAAAGAGGGAGGGGCAACTCTCCCTCTTTCCTTTTAAATCTCAGCGTTTTTTGGAATGATTACTGTAACTAAAGATTTTCGATTTGAAGCATCTCACTCCCTACCTCATCTAGGGCATACCCATAAATGTTCCAGACCACACGGGCATTCCTATAAATTCTCCGTGGAATGTACAGGAGAACCTGATGATAGATCATTTGTAATAGATTATGCGGAAATATCCCAGGTTGTATATCCAATTGTTGATATGTTAGATCACAGAGACTTAAATACAATACTACCGATGGTCACAACCGCTGAGAATCTGGCGATATGGCTATTTAATAAAATAAAAGAAGAAATTCCTATTCTATCGGGAATTGTTTTCTATGAAACACCGGAAACAAGCGTAATTTATAGACCGTGATAATAATGCCCGCAGGTTCTTCTGGATGGTTTTGGCATTGTCTAGCAAGGGAAACTGGTTGTTTGGGACATCTCTATAGTCCTACCGACCAACGAGGGCCGTGGCCGTGGTTCCCTTACGCCCTGGATAATGGATCTTTTAATTGTTGGAATCAAAGTGAGAATACTTTCGATTACGATAAATGGGAGAAGAACGAAGTTGAATGGAAAAAACTTTTGTTCTGGTCACAATGTAACAACCAAAAAGCCAAGTGGGCAATAGTACCCGATGTTCCTGGCAATGCTGAACAAACATTGGATAGGTGGAATATTTATTCGCCAACAGTATTAAAGGCACAAATTCCGTTAGCAATTGCAGTTCAGGATGGTATGGATGTTAAGGATGTAAAAGGACTGTCCCCAGTCCCATCAGTGATTTGTGTGGGTGGAACTACAGAATTTAAATGGTCAACTATTGAGATGTGGGCTGAGGGATTTCCTAGAGTGCATGTTCTGCGATGTAATTCACCTGAGAAATTGGAATATCTCCAGTGCTTACCAACTGTTGAGAGTTGCGATGGGACTGGTTGGAATAGGGGAAGCCGAGATCAAACACTTGGGTTAGAAAAGTTTTGCAGTAAACATAAGAAAAGTAATCTTACTCATGCTTGGATGACTCCTTTTGTTTCTAGGAAAATCAATAAAAAACAAATTACTTTTAGTTAATACTGCACATGTTAAAACAAACTTTATTGGGCAGGTAATTTCGCCACATGGCAATGTGCTGGGAATTATAGCAGGTACTTGCCGAATTCTGCGGAGGTTGCTGCCCATTTTTCAATATACATAAAAAAACAATGAGCCACTTCTATCAAATAACAGACAAGCACTCGGGTTTCCTTCGAGAAGATATAACCACTCCTTCTCAAGCACGGAAGGAGAGGCTTAAGAACGGAAAGAAAACTGTAGCGAGCGTTACGGAAAAACTGAAGGTTCTCCCGAATTCATTTTTTGAGTCGTGGCGAATCAAGGAGGCCATTAGGATTACCAGGGAGAACCCCCACCTGGATGACACTGTTATCGCTGATAAAATTTGGGGAATCAGAGAACATCCTGTCACCGGGGAAGAAGTGAGTAGCTCTGCATGGGGGACCGAGTGCCACGCACAGCTGGATTTGGCGATGAACGATAAGTGGCAGTGGAATGAATGGGAACCGTTTATCCAGCCTTTTGTCTCCTGGGTTAAAACCAGGAATATCGAAGTGCTGGCTACAGAAACTATAGTCGCTTCATCGATCCCATCATTCAACACAGCCGGAACCATAGACCTTTTGGCCAAATTAAACGGTGGTAAAATAGCCCTCTTTGACTATAAAACGAGAAAGGTTTCTGAAGGCGGGGATATCAAAAAAAAGGCTTACCCCAAGGACTGTATGCAGCTTGCGTCCGAAAGCTCGATGATCCGAGACATGATGCACCTCGATTACAACCCCTCAATTTTCACCGTTCTGATAGACACAGAAACAGGCTCAACGCATGTGAAGGAGTGGACCGACAAGGCTTTTGAGAAGGCTTTGAGTGATTCCATAAGCTGTTTTATTTTCTATGACGAACTTAACGGACTGTGAAGATGGATATAGACAAAGAAATGTGGAAAGACATCGAAGGATATGACGGAGACTACCAAGTCTCCAACCGAGGCAGGGTTAGATCCCTGAAATTTGGCAGGGAGAAGATCCTTAAAGAAAACACAGTTTCAGAATACCGAATGATTGAACTCTTTGGTGGAAAAGGGGAGAGGAGAAAACTTTGCCTAGTTTCCCGTCTAGTTGCTCAAGCTTTTAGACCTGATTGGGTTGAAAACTTGGAAGTGGATCACATCAATGGAGTGAAAACACAAAACAATATTGAGAATCTGAGAATGGTAACCCGTGAAATGAATCGCAGAAGCTTCCTAACCAAGCGACGAGGGTGTAGTTCTCAATTCCGGGGTGTTACTTGGGACAAGAATAAAAAAAGGTGGCAGGCTAGGATCCAGGTGGATGGAAAAGGCAAACACCTTGGCCGCTTTGATGAGGAGGAGGAAGCAGCAAGAGCCTATAACAAGGCAGCCATCAATGACGGCTACAACCCAGAAGCATTAAATAAATTTAAACCATGAACTATGAAGAAGAAACCTTGGACTGAAGCACGACTTCGATCATTCGTTATGAGCGGTATGCGGAGAATGACAGCTCGGTGGGGACCAAAATATTCGGTGCTTAATAAAGCCTTTGTTGAGAATCAAATAAATCCAAAGACCAAACGCACTCGGAAAATGTTCCGATGCGCCATCACAGGAAAACTTTTTCCAGCAGCCGAGATGCAGATTGATCATATCGATCCTGTCGTTCCTTATAAATTCGGAAGAAAAACCAAGTGGCTGGGCTACAACTGGAATGAATTGTTGCCAAGAGTGTTTTGTAGCGAAGAGAATTTACAGGCAGTGAGCAAAGCAGCTCACAAAATTAAAACAAAGATGGAGAATGAAAAACGAGCCGATAATAAAAGAGGATAGGAAGAAACACTATAGGAACGTGTTTAATTTGTGTAAGGGCGTGGCAGAGGATTTTGCTGATCTGTGTGGCGTGGAAATAGAAACGATGGTAAGCAAAAATCGACAGCGTATTCCCGCTACAGCCAGGCAATTATCTATGTATGCTTTAACTAAGCTGGGAATCTCCGGCAAATACATATGCTGGTTCTTTAACAGAGAACGCACTTGCATTTATCACGGTCTACGTAGTGCAAAAAACATCCTCGACACAGAGGAAGGAATTTTAGAACATACCAATAACATAATTAAAAGCCATGACAAAAAAAGAATACCTGAAGGAACAAGCCGACATCATTCTGAATAAGGAGATAACACTCCCAATGATAGTGGAAATAATGAGGAAGGTAGCTACGGACACCTCTCTTAACCGGTTTAATGAACTAAGTAAAAAGGAACAAAAGCTAGCTATTTCTGGGGAGACAGGTCAGTCAGGCGAGTAATCGCTGACGGGGTTTATCTTTTGTCCCCTTTTAAGCCTGTTGGGGCGGAGCAATCCGCCCCTTTTCTTTTTGTCCAAACTGGATATTTTTGGGAGAGAATTATCCGAAAGTCACCTAAGTAGTTGATTATCAGAGGTATATTTTTGGGCCAGGATTCCGCACCGAAACTCGGCCCAAAACAAAGTTAGGGGAATATAACTATTTCTTTTATATTCCCTGGACATGCGTTCACGGCACCTGGTAACCCACTTTCATTGCAATAAGTAGACGACAGTGTCAATCTGTGACAAGGATGCCGTAGAGGGAGAGATACGGGATTTTAAAGCTCTAGTCTTGGGAAATCAGAATAAGAGGTTTGAGAAAGCAACGGTTTACTTCTAATCGTGTGCTTTTCTCCGGTATACCATCTTCCTCTATGGAAATGGCTTGCCCCTTTATATCTTTTCCCGCCCTGAGTGATGAATTTTATTTTCTTATCCATTAACTATTATAGTTATAATGCACCTAAAAGTCTCATTTGAATTTTCACTTCGGGAGTCATAATCTTTTTCCGGGATTGATCCATTATATACTCTCTAACATCACCTGGTGGCATTTTTTTGATTTGTTCTGTGAAAAACGCTGCTCTCTGGCCATTCTCAACTCCCAGTCTTCTTACATCCTGGTCAGTCTTAGTAATCCCCATCCTCATATCCATCATACTCTTCTTCATTCTACGCTGGACAGATTTGTTTTCGCCTTGAATTAGACTATAATAGATGGAGGCACGTTCTTCAGCGTCCCTTCCTTTTCTTAACTCCCCGAGAAGTTCAAAATGCCTTCTTTGATTCTGAACACTTGACGTGTTTTGTTCTCGTTCAAAGTGGCTAATATCTGGAGCAACTCCGGTTAGTTGCTCAAACCCATCAGCATAAGTTCGACCAAGAAATCTACGCAATATAGGTAATTCATTGTTTCTAACAGGTTTACCGCTAAACAAATTGGCTGTCGCGTTTACCAGTTTTTTCATTGTTGTTCCCAAACCGCCAAGACTGTTCTCGTATATATATTCCAGGGTTTCAGGACTCACTTCCATACCGAGATGAGAAGCTTCCTGGGCAATGTCTATAGCAAGTTTACCCCCTACAGTTTCAGCCATCCACGGACCATACTTCTCACTGTCAGGGATGTTCATCTCAAACATATATGGAGGTATTATGCTTCTTCCAAGACCATCTTTGTTTGACAGAAAAGGACTAACCCATGCTTTTTCTAATAGTGTTGGGACTAAACTTCCCCCTGTTGGGCTGTATCCCTCTACAATTGAATCCGCCACTCCCTTAGCCAGTTTTACAGGATCAAGGTCACGTCCCCTGGCTAAATCAGAGATAAAATCAGAAACTGTTTTTATAGGTATCAATGGATAAGGAACAGGTATTTGAACATAATTTAACTCGCCTCCTTCGTTTTCGTCTGGACTCAAAATAATCAGGTGTTTGTTCAGTCTCCAGGCACTCCGGTCTGGCCCACCTTTAATTTTGTTTTTCCAATCCGGGTCAATATTACTATTCCACCAATCAAGTAACATACTGGTTCCTACAAAAGAAGCCGTTGTTGAAGCTAAAACCTTGGGATCGCTCAAAGTTCTGAACATGTTCCTGGCTCCCTGTATAGCTGGATTAGAAAAGATAAACCAAGCACTCATGTTTCTTTTCATAGTTCCGCCAAGATGGGGATCAAAAGAAGCATCTAATGAAAATATAGTTGCTAAGGTTTCCTTCTGTTTTGATGTTAAGTCAGTTCTGGCATCAAGCTCTTTTGTCGCTTTTTTCCAAACCGAGAAGCGTGTTGTATTCTCAAAGACAGCATTAATAGTATCTAATAACTTAGATAATTTATTTCTTTTTACTTTAGCCGTTAAGGGCGAACTGGGAGCAACGTCTCCCATATGATCTATAATATCTTTTTTTGTAGAATAACCCAATCCCCCTACACTTGCTCCAGAACCTTTATATCCTTTAAATAGCTTATCCTGTGAAATGTTAGCAGGATCTGTGATTGAACCAGAGAACCATCCACCTCCAGTTGCATTTCTTAGCACGGTTCGCATATCTCGTGCAATCGCAAATGGATTAAGAATTTCTAGTGAGTTGCGATAGCCAAGACGCGCGCCGGTATTAATAAATGATTCCAGCCGATCCCTGACCATATTTGGAACCCAGAACGCTGGAGCTGCTCGTGTATATAAAGTTCCTAAAGCTTGGTTCCCAAACAACATGCCTCTGGCAACACTTCCAAGCTCCACCCTATCCATCCCCTTTAAGGTTTGGGCAATCTGTTGAAATGGACCTGGTTGAAATTTAATTATATACTGTTTTCCCTCTTCAATAACCCTTACCTCGTCATTTTTTAAAGGTGAGGGTATGAGGTTCTCATTCCAGTCTACGCCTATATAATCCCTTTCGCTTACAGTTGCAACTTCACTCAGGTTGGTAACTCTTTTCGATAAATCTAGTTTTGTTTTTCCTTCAGCAAATTCTAAAAGTCTTTTCGTTGCACCGGATTCTTTATTTTTTGCTGAACGATAAATAGCATCCTCTGTTCGAGCCACTAGATTTTCCCAAACATTTACTTCTCCACCTCCCCCTTCGTGCATCCTTGGCCGTTGAGTGGCTTCCCCTTTTGCCTTTTGTTTTTCAGCTTCAACAACTTGCGCTGGGGTCATTGTTAAATCGTCAGGACGACGATTCAATGGGACATAATGATCGTAAGTTGATATAAGTCTCTGATAATCGGATTCAGTGATTAAACCACCATCCTTTAATATTCTAGGTATATTATCCGCCATAAGACGGCGTGCAGCTAGAGAGTCTTTCAATGTTACATCTAAACCTTTGGCTTTAAAATCATTAACTATTCGGGTGGCCTCCTTATTAGTCATAAGTGTATCACCTCCAGCAATACCTCCAGAGAAAGCAGCTTCGTCGCCGGTTTCTCCTATCTTGCGATGATATTCCAGTGCATGTTCGGCATGCATGTATCTATTCGCCTCGTCATGCAATTGTTCCGCTGAATATGCCTTCGGTCCCTTAGCCATGTCTTTTGCGGCTTTCTCCAATGCAATTCCGTCTGCCCTTATGGTCTCAAGCAAAGTTGTATACTCAACTCTGGTTTTAGCATCCGCCATCCTTCCCTGAAGATAAGCATCACTAGCACTACCGTTAAACTTAATATCTAATGTCTTTTCAAGTTTTTCTTGAAGAGACAGCAACCACGAGCGTCTATCAACGCTTTGTTGTTTAATTTTCAATAAATTCTGCTCCCCTGTCGAAGCAGAAAAATCAACATTTCGATCATCTACAGCCTTGATGCCAGCTTTCAATTCCTGAGCATCTTTACCTTTCTTAGCGAGGTCGGCATCTACCTGAGCGATGGACTTGTTTGCATATTTTGAGTAAATCTTTGAAGCTAATTCCCCGCTAATACCTAAACCAGAACCAAGGGCTACTCCCGTAATCCCTGCATTAAGAATTGTTTCCTGGTCAGGGAGTCTCCCTTGATCGACAATAGATTCTACAGTAACCGCCGCAGGAGCAATAACAGCACCAGCAGCACCATGCCTTGCCACTCTAGCACCTATCCCTATAGCCTTCCCCGCACGACCCACTCCAGGTAGTAAATTAATAAGGGTATCGCCTAAAATCTGTCCATACGAAATAGGCGCATTGGGATCAGAAATTCTCTGTCTTGCAAGAGAACCACTCACTCCTCCAATTATACCACCAGTAACATAGCCAGCTAAGAATCCAAGTGGGCCAAGGGCAGAACCGGCAGCTGCCCCTCCTAGTTTTATACCCTCACCTAATACAACTTCAGTTCCTAATCCAGTTGCAGTTCTGGCTAAAGAACGCTCAGATATTTCTCCCCGTCTGCGTAACTCCTCAAAATAAAGCCTCTCTTTCTCCTCATCAGAGGAACCAGGAGGAGAGGAGATCAACAATCTGGGTTTTCCCTCCAGTTGTATATAGTTCCTTGGCATCTTAATCCTGTCGCGTGTCTTTAAAGTACGACTTTATTTGATTATAACTAAGACCCAGCTTATTTTGATGTCTTTTCTGTTTAATATAAGGATCAACCGCAACCATTAAATCTTTAAACCCAGCATCGGTAAAACTATTAATCATATCGGCTGGGGGCAATTTCCCTCTGAGTGTAATTTCTCTTATAGCATCAATTTTATTATAATACTTACTTACAGCCCGGTTAAATGTTCTCAACTCTCCTGTTTCATAGCGAGCAGGTTTCCAACCATATTCCTGCACCTTTTCTATTGTAGGTTTTTTTTCGTTAAACGTAGTTCCTGCAAATCTTTCAAACCCAGATTTTGCCCTATCTAACTGAATATCTTCTCCAAAGGATGATATACTTTCTAATGATGGAGTAGATGTTTCTGTTGCACCTGCTACTTGCTTCGCGGCTCCATTGGACATTTCAGCTTCGCCTCCTCCAACGGTATCGATATCTTCCCCTATTGTTGGTGTATCACCACCGAAAATTTTATCCCACAATCCAACTTTTTTTGGTTTTATTATAATTTCCGATGGAACATAGGTTCCTGCTGCTCGTTCTTGAGTCTCTGTGAGCCAAGCTGGCTTCTGAACTCTTGCTCCAGTGTCTGGATCTAAACCCGTCCAATTTTGTAGGGCAAAAAAACTTTCACCCTCTTTTCCAATATAATTTATTTGAACCTCTTTAAGGAGATTATATTTTTCATCAATGTCTTCTTGAGATGCTTTCTCCAACCACCCAGGTTGAGACAATGTCCATGCTACTTCCCGGCCCAGTTGCAGCCATTTAATATTCTGGTTGATGCTATCCCTATCCGATTGATTCAAGGCTAGCTTATCTCTTAAAGATTGAATAGTAGCTTTAAGGGTCGCTTTGACGGCATCATTCTCATTATTAAGAATAGCTAGTTCGTATTTGTTTTGTGCGTCTTCCGCGGCAGCCGATGCATCGACGGATGCCTTCAGTTTGGCATCTAATTGCTGCTGAAACCATAAATCGGTTGCAGCTTCCTTAGCACTTTTCACAGCTAGTGCTGCTGCATCCTTCTGTGCTTGAAGTAATTGTCCCTGAAGGTGACGCTTTTCGTATGTATCAATGGCAGCTTTCGCTCCAAGAGCCTGAACTGAGTATTCAGCGTCTTCCTGTGACATCCCTGCTTGAACTAGGTAATCAACAGCTCCAGCTTCTTCTTTAAGGAGTTTTTCTTCTTCCTCTTTTTTCAGATCGAGTTCTTTCTTTCTCTCGGCATAACTCTCAATTGCTCCGGCAGCACTCTCACCCAAGCTGGCATACATGGCACCTGTAGAAGCACCTGCGCTTTCTATTGATCTAAATACCTGTGGGTCCAGACGTAAAAGTCTGGGATCTATCGATTCGCCTACTCTAGCCATAATATTTTCTCCTTAAAAAATTATTTATTTTATAACCGTTTCTAGGGGTTCCATTGTTCAAAACTAGTTTCAGGGAGATAGTAAGGACTGCCTCCAGAACTTCCACCACCACCGCTAATGCCTCCACCGGAGCCACCACCGCCGCCAAATATATCCATAATTCCTCCAGCACCTGATTCAGTCCCAAGAAAACTACCAACTATATTCCCTAGACCACTATACTTCCCAGCTTTCTTCGCCGCATCTGCGGACATCTGTGCTGCCTGTAGCGCAGTCAAGTTAGCTTGTTCTGCCATAGCAACATTAACTCCTTGGCCATAATCAAACGCTTGAGGACTAGTACCATACATAGCTTGCTGCTGTCCCATACCCAGCACTTCCATTCCGGCAGCTTGACTTGCGGGACGACCAAAGTATTTAGCAACATCCGGTGCTACGGCTGTCTGCATAGCAAACGCCTGTCCAGTAGTAGCTAACCCTTGCTGTTCTCTCGCATAATTTTCGGCTCGCCGTCTTGCTTCCATATCTTGTTCCTGACCAAGAATATTAGCTATTGCCGCTTTTTGCCTGAAATCCCTATCTGCTAGGTCAGAGGTAATGGCTGCTCCAGTAGTGAGTCCTTGTCTTTCTAAATCTCTAGCAGCAGCTTCTTGTCTAAACTCCTCTTGAGCAACTCCCGCAGTGATACCGTAACCTTGTAAGCGTTGCGATTCCCGCATTCTTTCCTGTTGAGCAGCAGCCTCTAATGCAGACAATTCCTGTTGGGTTTGTTGCAAAGTAAGTCCTCCCGCTTGCGTCACTGCTTGCATTCCTGCACCTCGTTGAGCCTGTAATTCAGCCTGTCTCTGGGCCTCTATCTGACTGGCAGTTGCAGTCATTCCGGCTCCTGTTTGTTGCTGTGCCAATAACTCATTAATTCGAGCTTGTTGTAAAGCATCAGCACCACTAACCAATCCAGCACCAGCTTGCGTTTGAGCAATTTCTTGTTGCTGTCTTGCAAGCTCTATCTGTTCAGCTGTAGCTCCAGCCTGAATTCCTTGTGCTTGTTTTTCTAAAAGTTCTGCTTCCCTGGCAGCTTCTAATTGAGCCGTACTAAAGGCTCCTTGTTGACCTGTTGCCTGTCTCTGTAGTTGTTCTTGTACTCTAGCTTGTTCAAGTCTTTCAGCTTCTCCCAAGAAACCTGCACCTGTTTCCCTTTCAACTATTCCCTGTTGAGCTTGAGCCAGAGCAATTTGTTCAGCAGATACACCTGCCTGTTGTCCCACCGCTTGCTGACGGAGTCTTTCATCCTGCCTTGTGGCCTCTAATCCAACTGCTTGAGTGGCAGCTTGCTGACCCAATCCAAGACGCTGTAGTTCCTCCTGAACTCTAACTTGTTGTAATACATCCTGTTGACCAAGAAGGGCGGAAGCGAGTGTCAAATCCTGTCCTAAATCAGCCCGACGAGCCTCTGCCATACGACCAGCAACGGCGGCAGCAGCACCAGTGTCTCTGGCCCTGCCCTGACGTTGCTGTAATGCAAATATTTGTTGTTCAATTTGTCTTTGTTCAAGTGGTGAAAGTTTTCCGGCACCAGCGATGAGTTCTCCAATTCGTGCCTGCATTGCAGCTTCTTCGGGAGAGGCAGCGCGTTGTTGCGCGCCTAAGCCACCTAAAGCAGAAATCCCTAAAGCTTGTTCAACATCAGAGGCTCCTCTAACTCCTGCACCCATATCCCTTATAGCAGCTTGAGCCATTGCCTGCTGCACTGGAGACACGACAGGTGCTTGACCTCCAAGCATACCCAACCCTGCTTGTGTGAGAGCTTGCTCTCTAACTCCAGCAGGTCTTTGTTCAGCAACTAATCCTTGTTGAGCAGCTTGTCTTAAAGCTTGTTCAGTTTCGGAAGCTTCCCGAACAGGGGCTGCAAGGCCAGTTGTTGCTGCTCCCGCCATAGCTTGCTGAACAGCAGATGGACCAGCTTGAGCCTGGCCTAGCATCTCTAATCCCCTTTGAGCAATGGCTTCTTCTCCCGCTCCAGCTGCTCTTTGTTGAGCAGCTAAACGGCCTTCTGCTGTAACACCTAAGGCTGTTTCAGCAGGCGATGGTCCACGGGCTGCTAACCCAGGAGCCAATTGTTCTTGTCCAAATGCAGATAATGCTTGTGCCTCGGCGGATGGACCTTTCCTTACTCCTGGTTCATCGAAGGCTGCTCCGTAAAGTGCTTTTTCTGCTTCACCTGCTGCTGGTCCCCCCATCAAAGATCCAACTTTTGCAGCTAAATCTTTTTGAAGTTGAGGAGAACCAAGAGACTCTTTATCTATAAACCCAGATACTTCCGCTGCCACTTTGGCTTCTAATGAATCTTCATCTGGTGGTAAACCAAGAGTTCCTCTTAGTTTAGTTAAAGCTTCTTGCTGATCGGTATAAGGAGTATCCGGATTATCTATCATCAGCTGCGCCTGTTTAGACACTATATCAGCTAATTTTACGGCGGGTTCATTAGTCTTCCGATACATGGCAACCAGTTCAGGAGCCAATTCCTGCATAATCCGAAATTCATTTTTAGCAGCAGCTTCTTTCAGGCGTTCGCCAACACCCGCTTGTCTGTTAATAGAATATTCAGCCAAGTCGAGTATCCCTGGACTACCTTCAAGAACAGCAGCGGCGGCATCCTCAAATTCTCCTTTTAATACTTCATAATTCTCATCAGAGAATTGCCCAGTTTTTTTCAAATTCTCGATTTGATTGGCAAGGACTCCTAAATCCGCTTCCCTCTTTTCATTAAAAGCTGTTTCAGCCCTAATATAAGGTTCATATGTATCAATGTCTTCAGGCCGAGCTGCTATCTCCTCAGTGAGAATACCGATATCCCGATTGTATGCCTCTTCAATTGAAGCAAGATAGGACGTTGCATCTTTGGCCCCAGCCTCTTCTGCCTGTAGTTCGAGCCAGCCATAATCTCGTTCATATTTTGTAATCCTCGACTGAGCGGCTTTTGCAATGTTATACTTATCTTCGAGTTCACCTGTAGGTTGCTTACCCGAAAGAAACGAGGTTTTAAGTTTCCCTGTGAGTGAATTAATTAAAGCTGAATGTTGTTGTCTAAATTTCTTAAATGTTTCCCTGTCAGTGTCGACTGTAGCCGAAGCGGTATCGAACGCTGATTGAAGATCGGTTGTTTTAACTAACTCATCCTGAAGATTGATTCTGGTTTTTTCCCATTCCTCCCTTTGGGTTTCAACATTAAAGGACGTTGATTCAATCTCGGATATCTTAGTTCGAATTTCTGATGTAGCTTTAGATAAACCAGCTTCTAATGCGTTTACAGCAGCCTCCGCTGTGTCTCTTTCTGTCCTTAGAGCAGCATCACCACCCATTAAAGCCCTTCTGGCATCAGACAAAGCCAAATCCTGCATAGCTGGACGCATTGCTTCTTCGGCTGAAATTATAGACGGCACTGCTCCTTCGAATCCTTTGGCAGTTCCTTTTAGAACCTCCCCAATATCAATAGATTCCATTTCACCGGTTCCGCCGCTTCCACCACTTCCACCACTTCCCTTCGATCCCGCATAGGACCCGACAGCGGTAGCAGCTACTTTTGCAACATTCCACCAACTCATGCTAATTTCCTTTCTTCGTTAAACTCTAATATATGTTTTTCAAATTCTATTAATGCAGGACTTTTTTCTATGAAAATATCTTCTAATTTTTTGAGGTCAGTTTCATCAGAAGGATGAATATTCTGCCATATAACATCTTCTATTATATAAGCCGCTTTTCTGTGTTTTGCCGGAGAAACATAGGTGAATGGAGCCTCTTTATAGATAAGTTCTCCGTTTTCAATAAGGGCTATTTTCCCCTTTAGAAGAATATTTACCGTTTCCGTTTTATGCCTATGTCCGACAACAACCATCCCTTTAGCCATATGTAGTTCTCTTAGATAAATCCCAGGCGCAAAAAAATGCTTAACACAATCGGGATATTCATCGCCTAGAAATGTATCAGGTTCACCCCTTAATACATTTTCAAGCATCTGACGTTCTAATATATCAGTATGAGTTTCATTATCACCCACCGGCAGAATATGTGGCTGATCCTGGAGTGGGGTTAGCCTCTCCAAAATCTCAATATGGTCAACTGACTCTGGAATCATTTCGGTAATATTACTCATCATCTTCTTCTTCCTCGATTAATGGCTCTACAATTACTTTACCTGTTTCATCGGTCCAGCCAGTGTCAATCATGTGATCGTCCTGTCGCTCGCCAACTACCATCCAGCTAATTGAATCAGTTGATGTAGGGTCTTGAGCCTCAATCGTCAGAATGTTACCCGCTACACTGGATCGGACAGCAGTCCAACCTGATTCATTGGTGGTGAAGCTTTGAACGTCTCGGCAAAGAACAACAAAAGTTCCATCCGTCATTCCGCTTTCAATATCTATATTCACTGTCGCATCCCCGCCAATCAAATTCACTTTCCCTCTATAAATTAAATCAGCCTGTGGTCCCTCAATAAATGAATGAACCAATCGGTGGGTTTCCTTCTTAGATTCTAATGGATGTTCGATATTAAATGATCCACTACCTTTTGATAATGCTCCATCGATTACCGTGTCGCCATTTCCCTTAATTGTAAATTTATCAGACCCGTTAGCCGAAAACTTGACCCAGTAACCACCCGTCAACGCACCACTTCCAGTTGAGGCGTGAACACCTCGGATCATACCATCATCTGACTCAAAGTTAGTTCCACTACTATTTATTACAATAGCCTTACTGCCATTGGAAGAACCAGCTACATTTATTTCTAGGTCATTAGCAAATGTTATATCACCAGTAACATCTAAAGTTGATGCCATGTCCACCGCACCATCAATATCCACGACATCCAAGTTGGTTGTCCCGTCAATATCAACATCACCTGAAATATCTAGATTGGTAAATACGGAGGTTCCAACCGCAGTGACGATTCCAGTAGACGTAATTGCCCCGCTGCCAATAGTTCCCGCAACAGTTAAGGCACCATCGGCAACGGTGATTAAGTCTGTGTCATCAGTATGGCCAATGGTTGTTCCATTAATAATAACATTATCAACTGTCAAAGTGGTGAGTGTTCCAAGACTGGTAATATTAGACTGTGCAGCAGTAGTTACTGTGGCTGCTGTTCCTGAAACATTACCTGTTACGTCTCCGGTGATATCTCCTACAAAGGCTGTGGATGTAATGCTTGTTGCACCCGTAACGACTCCTGCGTCTACATTGATTGTTCCATCTAAAACGATAGCAGAACCACTTGCAGGTGTAAGATTTAAAGCACCAGAGTTTGCTGTAATAGTATTACCATTTACACCAAGATTATCTACTGTGAGGGCTGTAAGTGTCCCTAAACTGGTTACGCTGGTTTGTGCAGCAGTGGACAAGGTTCCAGCTACTTCTCCGCTTGATCCGTAAATTACAGCTTTTGAATTAACTACAGTGTTAGCAGAAGAACCATCCAGTAGATTGAGTTCTGCTGCTGTTGAACTAACAGCAGTTGAACCAAGAACAAGTTGTCCATCTGGAACAACTAACCCAGCACCTCCACTTAAAATTAAATCATCAGCAGATGTATCCCAAAGCATAAAAGCAGAGGATGTATCACCAAAGAATTTAGTGTCATAACCCTGACCATCAACACCGGACGTAAAAGTGGCATCAATTTGAACAGCCCCATCAATGTCTACAGCATCGAGATTGGTAGTGCCGTCGATGTCGGCATTCCCTGAAATATCCAGAGTGGCAGCGTCGAGTTCTCCACTCAGTGTGATATCGGTAGCACCCGTAATAGCACCGTTAAGAGCAACAGCTCCATTAATATCAATGGTTGTAGCTGCAATTTGAATCTCGGTATCAGCAACAATATCCAACTGCCCATCAGTGCTGGAATTAATATAGATGGCTGAGTCACGAAACTGAGTCTTATCAGTCGTGGACAACTCTATGTCAGTTCCGCCAGACGTATTCCCAATTGCTAAAACTTCAGAAAGGGTATCCGCCGTGTCCACCTGTGCATCAACATACGCTTTAATGCTTTGTTGGGTTGCTAGTGAGGTTGCACTGTCTGAAGACATGTTGTCCTGGTCCAGCACCGCTGTAACAGTAGAACCACTTGCAAGTGTTAAACTGGTATTAAGCGTGACGGCTCTGCCGTCTGTAATTGAGATGGCAGGAGTGGTTCCCACCGCAGAACCTACACCAATAATTAAATCATCTGCACTATCATCTAAACCAAGATAAAAATCTTGTGCGTTTCCGTCGAAAACAATCTTGGTATCAACCGCAGAAGCGTCACCAATGGTGACAGAATCGTCTGTAATGGTTAAGATGCTATTGGTTCCAACGGTTGAGCCTTCTCCGATAACCAGCTTGTCTGCTGAGTCATCTAGGGCTATATAAAAGTCTTTTGCATTTCCATCAAAGACGATGGCTGTATCTTCGGCTCCTGCGTCACCAATAGTTAGTGTTGGAGTGGTTCCACCAATAATAACATCTCCACCAAATGTAGATTTTAAATTCTCATCTATCGAAATTGCTGGTGTAGTTCCAATTGTAGAACCAAGACCAATTAATAAATCGTCAGCACTGTCGTCTAGGGCTATGTAAAAGTCCTGGGCATTACCATCGAATATAATGGCGGTGTCTGCTGCTGCACCATTGCCAATTGTAAGCTGTGGTCCGGTGCTATCTATTGTCAGGCACGTAGAAGTTTCGACGGCAGTGGTGCCAATTTTGAATTTGTCGCTATCACTGTTGTCCACGCCCATTACGAACTTAGAGGTGCCGGCTAACTGAAATTCTATAACGGGATCTCCGGTAGATGTATTATTAATATCTACGCCATCTGCACTACTGCTGCTTGTCTCTACGTCCAGCTTGGAACTAGGTGAATCGGTTCCTACGCCAAGGCCAGTTGAATCCCAATTAGGATGATTAGTTGAAAGCTTGGCCGGAGTGACACCTCCGTCTTTGATTATAATCTTTCCTCCGCTCAATGCGGTTGTGCTGTCATCCACTGCGTCATCCGCAAAGGTTGCTGCATTAGCAATGTTATTCAGTTTGGTTGATGTAACCTGGTCGCCGTCAGCGAATGTATTTCCTGTTGCTAGTATTGCCATATCATATTGCCTTTTCTAATTGCCGGAAACTTTGCACTCCCGCAATCTTTACGGCTCTAAATTTTGGTCTTCCCTGTATAGTCTCTAATTTAAATTGTAACCCATAGGCCCGTCTATTGCCAAATCGTCCACGTAACGAAACGTCCTCACCTACAGGCAGTAACCCACTATTATACTCATCAATTGTTCCAATGCTTATAGTATCATCAATATTTTCTGTAATTGCCGTTAAGGTGCTATCCGATTCATTAAAATCAGAGGACTGAACATGTAAGTCCCAATTGTTCCACTTTTTCCGGTCAACACTTCCTGCGGTAAACATCCTGGTTATTGCAGTTCCGAGAATAGTAATACTTCTCTGGGCGGAACCAATCTGAGTTATTACAACATCGACATCATCATTTCTTGAATCGAGTTGATGCACTCCGCCTTGCTGATTAACAACATATACTCCCCTGTCATCATCATTTCCAGCTATAATTAAATTATGTGCTTCCCAGTTAGAATCATTCACTGAATCAACTGACTCCCATTTCTGGTTTAAGAAATTATAAACAATAATAGAACTATTTACAGTAGCATCATCCAATGGAACGGCTAAATAATATTTGTTTTCAAAATAAACACCGAGAGCATTAGATGCATAGGCTTTATTTATACGATTAATTGTATTTTCAATATTAGTTGATACAGGTAGATCATCGCCCCTCAAATTATATAAATCCTGAAAGCTTAAAGAGTATAAACCATTATCGGATAAAAACATTATATTGTCTCCGATTTTAGTAATGGTTTTCCTGGCAACGCATCCTACTTCTCCTGTAATAAGCTGAGATGTTGCGGTGGTAGGATCTGATGTCCCAGATATAAGATGAATAGAGTTGCGATTAAAAACAACCAACTTGTCTTCCGCAAAAGAAAGAAATCCTACAATAAAATCTGACGTGCCGGCGTTAAGGCGAAATTGTCCATATATTTGATCGTAGGTGTCTGTATCTAGAATGTCTGAAAATATCACTTCATCTCTGATTCCTCTGTTTGTAATAGTGGCACTCCCACTACTTCCACTAGTAGTATAATCAAACGGAAGGACAAGACGGGTTTGATGAATAATTCCAAATGGCGGAGCTGGCATATGTATAAACCCGATACCGGCACTCACTTTCTGGGTCCATTCAGTGTCGGTCTGGTCACTTACATCGGCATTATCTACGAAGAACGTAAAAGCACTACTACTCCTGGTAGCTACGGTATGTTCAGACCCTTTTGTAAGTGTTGATCCACCTACAGTTGTTAGCACAACAGTATCACCAATAGCTAGAGTATTACTCACTGTGACGGTCGCTACACCACTTGCTATAACAAATCCGGTAGCATCGAGTTTAGCTGGCTGAGTGTAGTCTCCATTACCAACCAAGGTAAAGGCTGGGGTTCCAGCAAAACTGCCATTCCATTCAAGAGCAACAGCTCCATCTATAAAAATAAACACTTTATGAAATGCTTGAATCATATCAACCGAAGATGTAATTGTTGTTCCGGTTGGATAGATAATATCTGAGGTAGAACCATCAGAAATTTTTACTGCTATTACTTTTGAATTTCCTGCACATATAATATAAAACTCAGAAGACGCACTTGGATCTGACCAGGGTGTAGATCCGTAAATCTGAACATTAGCATCTTCATCTAATTTCGGCGCGCCAACAGTTGCAGTTCCAGTTGGTTTTCCGGTCAAGCCAGCAATCGTTATAGTAAATGTATTTGCGTCCGTAACCGTAACAATGTGGTTGCCATTAGGGTCTACGCCAGCCGTTCCTAAACCAGCAAGACTAACCAAAGTGGAATTAGTTAGACCGTGAGAGGAAGCTGTAAATGTCAGGGTTGTGTCAGCTCGTGCTATGTTCCCCGTAGTTATAGTAATATTAGCATATACATAAAACGGAATCGTAAAATTTCCTACTGCAAAAGGAGCAGCAATAAGATCAATACCTTTTCTCACCTGCCATTCGCCCCCAATCCCCATGCGACCATTCAGACTTTCAGCCAATACACCTTGCGGGAGTTGGTCCGGTCTTAGCCTGTTATTATAGCCAGCAAAGCCTATGTCCAAATCCTCAACGATTTGGTCATCCAATGCTCCGTATCTGTCGTATCGAGCCATTATTTCTTACGCCTTGCATTAGACTTGGCGAGTGCTTTCGCCGTCCTTCTCTTTCTTTCGGCTTCAATAAATGCGTCTGATTCGGCATCCTGTAATTTCGGCAACGTCCAATTGATCCATTTCTTTCTATTTTTAATTACTCTCCGTTTATGTTGATCCTCTATATCTTTTAGCTGGCGATCTAATTTTGGATCTAAAGCCCTCCGATTCGATACATATGATTTTCTTCGAGCAACCTTATATTCTTCCTTACTTTGCTTAGCCATAATATTATTTACGTTTACTATATTTAACTTTTAACCCCTTTTTCTTGGCAGCTTTCTTAGCCTTAGCCATTCCTTTGGGGGTGTATGAATAATGTTTTTTCCCTACCTTTGGCATGTCATCTCTTTTTTTAATATTAATTCCGAATTTTTCTTCGTTTACTTTTAGCAGACAACTGCGTTCTATTCTGGAATTTCCTTGGCCTTTGTTTAACGCCGCTGGCCCTATT